TGTAAGACCTGACACAGGCGTGCCTTTAAACTTTACAATTAGAGCTAATCAAATTGAGTTTGACATCTTGCCTGATGATACTTACACGCTAACGGTTACTTATTTTCAAGAGTTTACGCCGCTAGTTAATCCAACCGATACGAATATAGTATTAACCAAGTATCCAAGCATTTACCTGTACGGCATGTTAAGACAGGCTTTTGTTTACTCACAAGATAGCGAGCAAGAAGCAAAGTATTCAGCGTTGTTTTTTAGCGCTATCGACTCAGCTAATAAGCGAGAAAAAGACCTGATGTATGGCCCATCACTCCAAATGTCTGCTAGTTGGTGCCCGTAATGACGTTTCAAACCGTACCATTTAATACAACAGGGCCAACTTACTTATCTAGGTCTAAACCTTTATCTAGCCAGCAAACGCGTAACTGGTATCAACAGCTATCACAAGCAGGCAAAGACCAATATACATTAATGGCATTTCCTGGATTAAAGCGCTTTACTTATAACGACGTAATCGCGGCCAATCGTGGTTTGTGGCGCATGGCCGAAACGCTCTACCAAGTTAAAGGAACAAGGCTTTATAAAATAGATAAGCTTGGTGGTTATACTGACATCGGCGAGATACCGGGTGCAGGCAGATGCATCATTGCCGATGATGGCGTTAATATGTTTATCGTGTCAGATCTTAAGGTTTGGCAGTATTCAACAGACACGGGATTAATAACCCAAGTTACAGATCCAGAAATCGACGGTGCTAAGTCGGTTGATTTTATTAACAATCAATTTATCTATACCAAAGACAGAACAACAACGATATCTGATGTTGGTAACGGCGCAAGCGCTAGTGGTTTAAACGTTATTGGTGCTGAAACAAAACCGGATGATTTGGTTAGGGATTATGTATTCCAGCAAACTATTTGGCGGTTCGGTACAAGAACGATTGAAGCATGGTATAACTCAGGCGTTGGCAACCCACCCATTGACCGTTTGGATGGTCAAATATTCGATATCGGATTAGCTGCTATTGGTTCAGTAGCGCAAACAGATAACGCTTTCTATTGGCTAGGCGATGACAATGTTGTTTATCAAGGTTTGGCTGGTAGTAAACAAATAGTATCTTCTGATGCGATATCAAACGCAATTGAAAAAGCGAGCGATAAAAGCAATGCTGTAGGTTTTACGTTTACCATTCAGGGTCAAAACTTTTATGCTTTAACAATTCCAGATATCAATAAAACATTTGTGCTATCAGAGTCGTTAGGTGTTAACGGTTGGTTTGAGGTTGGCAGCGGGATAGGCGATAGTAACACTTGGCAGGCTAATAGCCTAATTAGTTGTTATGGCTTAAATGTAGCTGCGGACGAATCAAACGGTAGGCTTTACACGCTTGATTTAGATACGTTTACAAATAACCAAGATCCTTTACAGCGCAGACGTGTTACACAAGTTGCAGATGGTCGATTGATAGGTGGTTCAATTCGTGATCGCGTTCAGATGTCGGAACTAACGATATCAATGGAAACAGGGCAAGGTTTAATTGAAGGGCAAGGCGATAATCCTCGTATAATGATTGAGTATTCAGATGATGGTGGTAGAACTTGGGCTAGTGGTTCATGGGCTAGAACAGGCCGACTGGGTGAGTTTGTTTTAGTTGTTAAGTTTAACAACCTTAAATCTTTTTATTCTAGAATGTTTAGATTTACTACGAGTGATCCAGTTAATTACTCTGTTTATTCGGCTTCAATATCTCTTAGGCTGGCGGGTAGATAATGACAGTAAATGTTAATCCGCCACCGCGACTATTATTACCGCAGCAATTTCTAAAAGACCCGCAAACGCGCGAGTATTTTAGACAAACCGAAACTATTATTTTCCAACTTTGGAACAGGTCAGGCGGCAATAATGACAGCCTATCAGATGTTATTGATTTGGTTAATGACATTAATCAACTAATAACCAAGTTTAACTCTCTGCAATCAATAAAACCTCAATTATCAGACTTAACCAAGATAATTAACTCAATGCGTCAATCAATTGTTAGTCGCGCTGAGTTTGGCAAGTTACAAGCTAAGCAGACAATCAACAGCAAAGAAATAGAAAGAATCAACTTGCTGTTAGCTCAATATCATTTATTTAACGGCAAGCTTAAATCGCAAATAACAACTGCTATACGTCGCGCTTATACACCTCCAAAGCGCGAGCGAGTAATTAATGCTATAACTGACTTTCCTGAGCCGTCAGGTGGTGTGATAACGCTAGAAGATGATTGTAATTATATCATCGGCGATTTTATCGATATGGGTACAACGCGTTTTGTGTGGGGAACTGGAACAACCATGACCGCTAATAATGCGCTGACTTTATCGCTTAATTACACAGGTGCACTGCCATTTATATCGGGCCAGCAAGTTGAGCTTAAAGATATAGCAATTAACACGCCTAACGCCACTGCTATTGATTTAACAGGTACTTCATCAACTGATTATTTACTATTGAACACGGTTTTATTTGTTAGCTCGGATAAAATAGCGGTTGTTGATGATATCGGCAGTTTGAATATAATCAACTGCGGATCAATATCAATCACAACAACAGGTATAGAGGCAACGGGTAACACTAACTGGAATGATTTTAGAATCGACGGTTTAAACCTGCAGGGCACTGCAAATAACTTCATAGGACTTGATATTAGAGGGTCATTGCTTAACGATGTCAAGGTTGATTCAATGGCTATCACTGCGGCAACTGGATTAACTGGCTGTATAGGTATAATTGGCGATGCTAACTCAGCCAACATTGAAACTGGCGATATAGCATCGTTTACGTCTGGCTCGTTTAAAGGGCCTATTACGCCAGTCTCTGGAATTAGTCCAATTGATGATATTAGATACTCATTCCTTTCAAATGCAGGATTAGATGATACATTCGTTGCTGCTAATATGTACCTAAATACACCTGTTGGCACACCTATGACCGTTGCAATAGCAACTCCTGGTGTTTACGTTCCAGCTGATGACGGGTCTGGCTTGTGGTCATCAAGTATTGATTCAAGATTAACAGTTTCTAATGACGGTAAGATAAAAAACGAACTTGAAATCGCAGTAACTACCGAACTTGAGTTTGATGCCACAATGGAGAGAATTACAGGCGGAAGCGATCAGCTTGGCTTGAGAATTGGCATAAACGACAACTTTACAGCCGCAGCATCAATAGCGAGCACTGGTACATCAAGAAACAGCAGACCAGTTCCAACCTTATCTCGTGGTATTTTTACGCTACAGCCGGGCGATTATGCAAGACCAGGCGTGGCAAATTTAACAAGTAATGTTGATATTGATATTTACCAAGGTTCAAAAGCAACCATCTTTAGGGTTTTATAATGACTATTAAGACAAAAACAACTGGCGTAATACCAGTTTTAGCAAGCGATACGGTTATATTAACAGTATTAGGAAAGGCAGGTGTTAGTGCGTTTAATGTGCACAACACAACAGCGACAGACAAAACAGTTACGTTTTATTCATCGCCTGACAACACAAGCGCATCAGGTGATAGAGTTGGTCAGATTGTACTAGCATTAAACGAAAGCGCAGATGTTAATGAGATTGTCGGTCAAACTTACAATGACTCACAAAGAATTATCGCTGTTGCTAGCGCGACGGGTGTTAATGCTTCATTGACTTACGATGAATTCTCGGGTAGTGACATTTGATAGTTAAACCAACTACGGATATCGACGATATCAAAAAAGTGCTATGCAACGATGTTATATATGATTGCATAACAGATGACGAATGCTGCGACTCGTCAGAATTTGAACCGCCGATAAATGATAATTTTCTTTACATTGGCGGTTATGTAGATGGTGAAATAATGGCGTTAATGGTTTATCATCAATACAGAGATGGTAATACTTGTCATGTGCAAGTTTTACCCGAGTACAGAAAAAAATACGCTATTGAATTCGGCGAACAATCCTTATCTTTTAAAGGGACTCGACCGCTATACGCAAGAATACCGACACTTTATCAAAATGTAATTGATTTTGCTGAACTAAACGGTTTTGAAGTTATAGAAATATTGAAAGATGGTCATTTAAAAAACGGTAATCTTTACGATGTTAAGGTTATGAGGTTAAAAGATGGGTTTTGTTAAAGATGTTGCCGCCGGTACTGTTTTGGGTGACGCGGCTGGCATTGAGTCATCGCAAGAAAAAGCAGCTAAAAGAGCAGCTAAAACACAAGCGGAAGCAGGTCAAAGGGCTTTAGATATTTTAGAAGCCGGAAAGCAAGAGGCTATCAGTTTTATTGATCCTGCAAGGCCACAGCGATTATTAACGGTTGGTGCAAATAGAGCGAGAGAAAGATTTGCTCCTTTTTCTGGTGTTGCAGATCAAGCGCTATCAAATACTGCGATACTAACAGATCCGCAAGCTCAGTTTGATTTTTTACAGTCCAACCCACTGTTTCAAGCTGCTTTAGAGAACGCTAACCAGCAAACATTAGGATTGGCAGCAGCTAGAGGTCGATTATCTTCCGGTGATACACTGCAAGCGCTTAGCCAAAATACATTGTTAGCCGCTAGTCCATTACTAGCACAGCAACAACAAAATGTTTCTAATTTACTTGAATTTGGTGCTGACATAGCAGGTAAACAAGCTGGAATTGATGCATCTTTAGGTTCTCAATTAGCGGGCGTTGAGCAGTCAGCACAACAAGCGCTAGCAAACGCAGCTTTAGGAACTGGCACTCAATCTGCTGGA